GATGGAAAATAAAATGATTATAGCTTTCAATCCTCAAATTTTGGAAATGAGCGAAGAAACTTCTTATGTCAAAGAAGGGTGTTTATCTTTTCCTGGCTTATATTTTCCTGTTGTGAGAGCAGAAACTATAGCTATTCAATATCAAACTTTTGATGGTGAACATGAAGCAGGAAGTTTGACCAGTTTTCCATCTATGATTTATCAACATGAAACAGAACACATGAATGGAGAACTTTTTACTAAAAATGCAACGAAATATAAAATAAGACAAGCAACAAAGAAACGTGTTAAATATCTAAATAAAATAAATAAACAAAAGGAGTAAAATGGCTAAAAATAAAAAAAATATGAGTAAAGAAGAATTGGAAACAGAAGGTCGTGAACATGGAATTGAACTTGACCGAAGACATAGTAAAGAAGACCTTATTGATGAATTAGAGTCAGTAGAAGCAGAGGAAAAAGAAGAAACAGTTGAACTTGATGAAATTGAAGAAACAGTCGAAAAAACTGACATTAGAGAAATTGCTAAAAAAGCAGTTGAAGCAAAGGGTGTTGTAGCTACTGAACAACATATAAATGATTATATCGAAAGATTTAATCTTGTTTAATTATTAAATTATAAAGGAATAAAATGGCAGAAGTTAAAGGTATAAAAGAAACTAAAGACGTTATGGAGTTTATCTTTTCATTCGTAGATGCGATTGGAAAAGCAAAAGCTGATGATAAATTTACATGGACAGACGCAAGATATTTTATTGACCCTGTGAAAAAACTTTTTGAAGCAGTTGATAATATTGAAGATGTGATACCAGAAATTACAGATATCGATGACGAAGAATACGATGAATTAGTCGCATACGTCAGAGAAAAATGGGATTATAGCGAAGAAAATTTAGAATGGGTTGTGGATACAGCTATAGAGGCGGGCAGAAGTATTCTTACACTCGTTTCTATGTCTGACAAAAAAGCATAGTGGCAATAAACAAAACGATTAACAGATATTGGCGTGATTGGGCATCAATAGTTTATTTGTTTCTCTGTGTAGTAGACTTCTTCATTGCTCCTTTGATGTGGAACATAGGTATGACTTTGATGAGTGATGAAATACTAATGAACACTAGTAGATGGGAACCGCTTACGCTTGGTGCTGGAGCAATTTTCCACATCTCATTTGGGGCAATACTCAGTGCAACAGCTTGGAAGAAAAAAGAAGAACTGGAAGCTCATAATAATAGGAATGATTCTACTACTTAGTAGTTTTGAAGTAGTAGGTGAAGAAGGGAATAGAACTACTTCACCAGTATCATTAGAATCACTCATTAAAATGGGAGAATATTCTAAACTGATTTATACAGATAAGGGGGTATTTGCTAAAGGTGAAGTGTCACCAGATGATCCAGAATTTTATGGATTGAATAAGATGATTGAGAAGCAATACGAAGTCAAGAAAAATGAATTTTCGTATTATGTAATACAAGAACAAGGAACCACAATTCTAATTTTTAGAGGAACAACAAATACTAAAAATATTTGGACAGCTATAGATGTAAGAACATTTTATGATAGAAGATTAGATGTTAATTTACATAAAGGATTTAGAGATGCGGCTGCCTTACTGCTTGAAGATATTTATGAAAATTATGAATTAGACCATACAGTATATTTGACAGGACATTCTTTGGGTGGTGCAATAGCACAAATCATTGGGATGTGGATAGATTCGATGAAGGATGAAAACGGAGTAAAAAAATACAATGTTGAAATTTTTACTTTCGGAGCACCAAAAGTTACTACAAAATTTCTTTTTAATGAACCCAAACATTGGAGAGTGGCTATTGGGAGTGATCCTATCCCCTTTATGCCTAGTCTCCCTTATGTTCATTCAGGAATACATATAGACCCTGAAACATTAGATTGGAACGAAACACATCACGAAGATAGTTTGTGGTCAATTGATAGTTCAGATCATTCGATTAAAGATTATCTAGATATATTATATGATCATTCAGAATGTGATGCTAAATGTCGAGGGTCACAACCAATAAGAGAATGACTATATGAAGATTATACTACACATATTAATAATATTACTTCTCAATAGTTGTGCAAAAAACGTAGCAGACAAAAATAATGATTTGGGTAGTGGTGATAAGTCAAATTTACCAGTTGCATTAACCGCCCTCATTGAACACGCAGAGTATTGTAAAGCAATTTATGATATTGGTGGTGATCAAAAAGATGAGGTTGCGTTTGAAGTAATACAAGATAGTGGAATATCAATAATTGTTATTAGGGGTACGGCCAATGAGGCAAATGTACTATCAGATATTGATGTAAGATTGGTAGATGATGCACGTACAGGAATCAAACTCCATAAAGGATTTCGCGATGCGGCTATAACTATTATGCAAATTATAGATACTTCAACCACGACAGGAAGAACCATTGTTCAAGGACAGACACTTAAATATCCTCTTGAACAAACAGTACACGTTACAGGACACAGTTTAGGTGGAGCCGTTGCACAAATAATAGGAATGTGGCTTCACAAGAGAGGTAAGAATGTTCAAGTTTTCTCTTACGGAAGCCCAAAAGTCTCTTCTCAAGTTTTGTCTAGTGGACAACCCTCTCATTGGAGGGTGGTTCGCCTTAGCGATCCTATCCCTATGTCTCCTCCTTGGCCTTATCGTCACACAGGACTTTTTATAGATAGTCAAGATTTGGATTGGGGTCCAGACAACGATAAACAATTGATTTCACAAACAGATGGTTTAGACCATTCAATTTTAAAATATGTAACAACATTAAAGGAACAATTATAACATGGCAAATGATGTAAAAGTATTGAAACTAACTACTGGCGAAGAATTAATATCAAGAATGGAAGAAAGCGACGATGGATTTTTGATTTTAGAAAAACCTATGTCTCTCCAACAAATGGGATCAAACTCTGCTGGTCATATGGGAGTCGGTTTAGTGCCTTGGAGCATATCTGGAAAAACAGATAAAATTACTCTAGACAATAAACACGTTATGGTAATTTTAGAACCAAAAAAAGAAATGGAAACAAATTATCTTTCATCAATAACTGGCTTAAAATTATGAAGTATCAAATTATAATTGGTGATAAGAAATATTATAGAACGAATGATAAACAACAAGCTTTAGCTGCAGTTTCCAACTCTTTTGATAAAGGATACGAAGATGTTTATCTTCATGGTGGTAGAATAGGAAAATGGTGGAGTATATAATAATGCCGATATACGAATATAAATGTGATGTATGTGATGAGATAACCGAAGAGTTTGACAAAATTACTTCAACAACCAAAACAATAGAATGTTCTCTTTGTGGGCAAATATCTACTAGAATAATGAGTTTGGGTAGTTTCCATCTCAAAGGTGGTGGTTGGTACAAAGATGGTTATGGTGATAAAAAATCAATGTCCAAAGAGGAAAAAATTGAAAGATCCACAGTCAAAACTGAAACCACTAATACTAAAACAGGAGAACGAAAAACTATCTCCGAAAAACCCCTCGACAAAAAAGCTCCCGAAGCTAGATCGATTGCCGATAGTTAATTATTATTATCAACATGAACAGGAAATAACAAATGAAAGCAATACTTGAATATAACTTACCAGAAGATCAGGAACAATTTAACGTAGCATCAAAGGGAATGGAATGGGCATTACTTGCTTGGGACATAGACCAAATGATACGTTCTTTGTTGAAATATCATCCCGAAGAATATAAAACAGGCGAACAAGCATTAGAACATATCAAAGAAGAACTCCGTGATTTTATGGAGGAACGCGGATTACAATTTCCCGCATAACTTGAAAAGAGAATTATTATGAGAAAACAATACGACAGATTTGATTTAGAGTCAGCTATCCAGACAGTCTGGCACACCAAAGACGATTTGGAACTGATAACTCAACGAATGGTAGATGATCCAGAACCAATGACTGAAGATGACCTTGCAAATGTTATGGTCGGTTTAAGTGAATTACACGACATCCGATGCAAGAAATTATTTAGTGTGTTTGAGACTATGTTACGCGAAAAGTCTTTTACCGATACAGGATATTCTTCTGTTGTTTTAGGAGAATCTTCTGTGAAAGATGAAATCCCCCCAAAAAAATAACGTTATCAAGATTGACTTGACTTTTCTTCTCTTTATTGTTATTATAATACTATAATTAAATAACTTTATAAGAGAAAGTCATGAGAACACGAAAAAGTTTATTGAACGAAATGCTTTGTTTATCAGAAGTTCGCGGAGAACTTGATGTTTTGAGTAATGCCGAAATTGAAGGTAGATTGAAAGAAATTGATACTGAAATAAAAAATTTGAAAAAAGGAAGAAAATAATGATATTAATTGATCTGAGTCAAATACTTTTTGCATCGGCATCGATGTCTATGAAAAATGGTAAAGCTGATATAAACATTGTTCGGCACATGACATTGAATAGTTTGAAAAAATACCGAAAAGAACATTTTGATGAATACGGAGAATTGGTTATTTGCTGTGATGGTAAACACTCTTGGAGAAGAGAGGTTTTTCCACAATACAAAGCAATGAGAAAATCTGGAAGAGAAGCTTCATCTGTAGATTGGAGAGCAGTTTTTGAAATGTTCAATCAACTCAAAGAAGAAATTAAAGTAAACTTTCCTTATCGTGTAATTCATGTCGATACTGCTGAAGCAGATGATATCATAGGAACATTAGTTTTACGCAAAAGAAAAGAGGGTGAAAAAACACTGATTGTTTCCAGTGACAAAGACTTTATACAACTACAAATGAACGACAACGTGTTCCAATACTCTCCTGCTACAAAGAAATTTCTGAATGGTGTTGACCCACAAGAATATCTAAAAGAACATATTTTGAGAGGTGACAAAGGAGATGGAATCCCAAACGTGTTATCATCGGATAACGTTATTGTTGATAAAATAAGACAAACACCCATCACCAAGAAAAATCTTGAAGTTTGGATGAATGGTTCTTTACCGAAAGAACACTCTCATAGATTTGAAAGAAATCAAGAACTTATCGATTTAAGACACACTCCGAATCACTTGATGTGTGAAATTATCGAACAATATGAAGAAGAACCAATCGGTAATCGGAATAAACTTCCTACTTATTTCACAGAAAACAAGCTTGAAGTTTTATCAAATCACATCAGAGATTTTTAGACCATCCGTGCATATTATAAATAATAGTATGAAAACATTCTCCCAATATCTAGAAGAAAAACTCATCCTCTACAATCAAGGTCAGAAATATGGTCAGATAGTATTTCTTGCTGGAGGTGCAGGATCGGGTAAGGGATTCGCAATCAAGAATTACATGGAAGGTGAGAAGTTCAAAGTTCGTGATGTTGATGAGTGGAAAAAAGGATTCATGAAATTGGCAGATACTCAGGATAAGTTTCCAGAGATAAAGGGACTGAATCTGAGAAATTCAAAGGACGTTTACAAAATACATATGTTCGTGAAGAAAGCAGGAATCAAGGATAAGTCAATTGACCTTTTACTCAGAGATGCTAATTCTGATAGATTGCCGAATATCATGTTTGACATCACCATGAAAGATGCAAGTGACATTTCAACAATAATTCCGAAATTAGAACAAGTAGGATATGACTCTAAAAACATTCATCTTACATGGGTATTGACAAACTATGCTGTAGCAATTGTCAATAATCGTAATAGAGACAGAGTTGTTCCAGAAGATATTATGTTGATGTCTCACGAAGGTGCTGCAAAGAATATGTATGATGTAATCAAGGGAAAACTTCCAAGAGGTCTCAATGGAGGTGTTCGTGTTGTTCTGAATAATCGAGAAAATACCATTCCTTATGTCGATCCTGAGACAAAGAAAGAGGTAAGAACCAAAACTGGTAATATGATTGTCACAGATTTTACCTACCTGACCTTCAAAAAAGAAGGTAAATCGTTTGCTCCCGAAGCAGATGTGAAGAAAGAAGTTCTAGGATGGATTTCTTCTAATGTTCCCAAAACAAAACTCACCAAAGATTTTTCCAACCAAGAGTAAGAAAAGACTTGACAAACGTTTCGTTTTTCTGTATAATAGTACATGAAGAGTGAGGAAAGGAAAAAAATGTCAAAATCATTAAAGATTCTAAGAAAAGAAATTATGAAGAAGTATTCAGGGAAACTTACTGGATATGAGCATCTTGACGATGGAACAGGAGACTACTCAAAATCTTCTTCTGAAATGGAAGATGGAACAGATGAATTGGTATCAAATTACAAAAATGTTACTCCAGGCGAAGAAAAGACTTGACAAAGTGTCGGTGACTTGGTATAATATAAGTATAGTGAGGTTAAAAAATAACCATTTTTATGAGAATATATTATGATGAAAACAAACTTAATAGAACAGAAATCAATGCTTGCCAAACTGATGGCAGCAGAGAACATTACTGTTGAACACAAGAAAATCCCTACCGCAGCATTCGATGTAAAAAATCGAATTTTATACTTACCTATTCTAAAATGGAAGCCTGGCTCAGATGTTTATGATCTGTTCTGTGCCCACGAAGTTGGTCATGCTCTATGGACACCTTATGATGGTTGGCATTCTTCCATAAGTGAAAAAGGTAAAGGGTATAAATCCTTCCTGAACGTTATCGAAGACGCGAGAATCGAAAAGAAAATCAAGAGAAAGTTTGCTGGTTCCAGAAAATGTATGCTGGGTGGTTATATCGAACTGATGGATGAAGATTTTTTCGGATTACGAAAGATGGGAGTTGACGCTAATGATCTTGGTTTGATTGACCGTATTAATCTCTACACAAAAGCTGGAACTCAGTATTCGATTGAGTTTACCGATGAAGAACGAGAGTGGGTTGAAAAAGTTGAAAGAACCGAAACTTGGGAAGATGTTGTTGAAGTTACCGATGCTCTGTATGAGTGGTGTAAAGAAAACGAATCTGAGACCGATAATAGTTACGGTGATTTTGATGAAAATGATGAAAATGATTGGAATGAAGATTATGACCCTAGTGATTATGAAAAAGATGAAAATACTTCTCCTATTGGTTCCGATGAAAATAAAGAAGATGATGGTGAAGAAAATGAAACCAAATCTTCTTCTAAGTCAAACGAAGATTCTGATGAAGAAAAAGATGGTTCGGAAACCTCTTCAAATAATTTTGAAGGTGGAAAAAGTGATCCATTCAGTGATAACAGAGAAGATTTTGCTGGTGGTTCTAATGATAATAACGAACCAACTTCAATGACTGATGAAGCTTTTAGAGAAAATGAAAAAGAATTATCAGATATGAGTGACCACGTTAGTATTCCTCAGTATCTAACTTTTCCTAAAATCAATACAGATGCAATTATTGTTGACCATAAAGTTATTCACGAAGAATTGAACAACTATTATAATAAAGTTGAAGGTGCTGTAGACACTGGAAACGAAATGTTGAAAACGTTCAAAAAGAACAATGGTAAAATGATTAGTTACATGGTCAAAGAGTTTGAAATGAAGAAAGCTGCTGATATTCATCGTAGAGCATATACCTCTAAAAGAGGCACTCTTGATATGAATAAGATTCACGCTTACAAATATAGTGATAATATTTTTCGCCAAATCACAAACTTGCCAGAAGGTAAGAATCATGGTATGGTGATGTTCATAGATTGGTCTGGTTCGATGCACGGATATATGAAAGACACTATCGAACAGTTGATAAACTTGACTATGTTTTGTCAGAAAGTTCAGATTCCATTTGAAGTGTATGCTTTTACTGACCATTACCGAGATTATAATTGTGATAATCCTCATCGTCCAAATTGGTCACGAAACAGTGATTCTAATTATGATGAAACTTCATCTGGAAAGAAAATATCAAACTACAAGAAAAATGATTTGATAATCAGTCAGCACTTACGTTTGATGACATTATTTTCTTCTAAAATGAAAGGCCGAGAATTGACAGAAGCATACAGAAACATATTGTTGGTTGGTGATACGTTTGCAAATTATTATGGTTATAGAAATAACCCTTACTATGGAGCTCCAAACAACTTTTCTTTAAGTGGAACTCCGTTGGATGCTACAATTCTTTGTGCTAAAACGATTATAGAAGAATTCAAGACAAAAACAAAAGCTCAAATCGTTAATGTCGTGTTTCTAACCGATGGTCAAAGTAATCGTCACAATGAATTTCTTGATGGTGATGGTTGTACACAACACATAGAGAGAAGTAATTTACATATTGATGATCCTATAACTAGAACAAGAGTTTATCCCAATAGAGAAAGTGGAAAACTAATGGATACCACTTCAATTTTCCTTTTAGCACTCAAAAAACAATT